AGGATGAAAATCTTGAAAAACAAGATAAAATTATCAGTGAAAATAGTGAAGCAATAACACTTTTTCATCAGGTGCAAGTGCATTTGGAGCATCTGATTTCTTGCCAGCGTTTCCTTTATCACCGGGAATACCAGGTGAGGATCCGACAGGATTATTAGATGTGTGATCACTTACGTCTTTTTTCAAAGAATCTAGAGATTCAAGAATTTGTGCTTGTCCTTCTTTCAAAAGTGTTATTGCTTCACTATTTTCACTGATAATTTTATCTTGTTTTTCAAGATTTTCATCCTGTTTTTCAATAATCTCATCGTGTTTAGTGATCAATTGAGTTAACAATTTGTTAGTCTCATTTTCTTTTTCTATTTCGTTAGACATGTTATTAATAGAATTATAAATTAATCCTTTATATATATTCCTAACAGTTATATTATAGTAATTTTCTGAGTGTTTTTTGGATTTTTCCTTCTACACTATACTTGAATGCCAAACTTTCTAATTTCTTTATATTTGCTTTTTCCGCGGCTTCCATGGAACCTATGATTTTATTCCTTTCTTCTACTCTCGGATACTTTGAACGTAGTTTTTCATCCCATTGTTCCCAGGTCTTACCCCTTATTGGCTTTCTGACTAGTGACATTGTTTTATCTATCTTTTCAGTTTTAGAGAACATACATTCTACGGTATCACATTGAATTATCTGTCTACCATCTATATCTTTAATAATATCATCTCTTTCTAATCCTTTTGCAAATGTATTTATATCTTTTACAAGTGCTAATCTGTTTGCAGGGTCAACACATGATGCTATTTCATAAATTTCTAGATCACCTAGTTTCATTATGATTTTTCCATCTTTAAATATTGGAACCTTTGATTTAGAAGCTCCACCAATGGATAATCCCTTTCTTACACCTGATTTAATTTCTTCCCATACATGATCATACAATGTAATACTCTCATGTTTGTATATTGTAGCTTTTATCATTACTGATGGATGTCCTTCTATTTCTGATAATCCATAATCTTTTACAATACCAACCCCGCGATTGCTGTGAGAATCACTTATTGTTGGGTGTATTGACATGAATGCGGGGAATGCTTTTAATACTTCATGAATAGCTATAAACTCATCTTGTTTATCTACAATTTCAACAGTGATGTGACCCGTGAAATCTCTTTCCCCATTTTCAGATTTGACTATTTCTAAACCTTTTGTAACAAAATTAAGAATATATACATCTTTATCCATGAGTTATATAAAAATAAAAAGGTATAAAAGAATTATTATTTCTTACCGACTGTTCTACCTAGACCAAATATAGCCAAAGCAGCACCAACTCCCATAATAACCAACACTCTCATATCATTTGCTAATGATAGTTTAAATGAAGGATCAGATTGTGTAAGTGTATACCATGAGATATATGAAATCATAGAGCCTATAAGAATGAATGATATGATTATCTGTCCCCATCTGCGGACATTATCATTCTGTACAAGTTTTATTCTATCCTTAGAAGAAATTTCTCGTAAATGAGATTCTCCTTCTTCTGGAATTGGTTCAACCATATAATTCTATATTATAGTATGTATTTAAGCCTTTAGGTAGTTATATATAAAGGATTTTCTACTATACATTATGGATTTTATAATATTTGATACTGAGAAAAGATTTAAAGAATTTATGAAGCATGATGAAAAAGAACCTATACTTGTAAAAGAGATGTATTTGATAAATAAGAAGAATTTTTGGTTTGAAACAAAATTTAATAAAGGTAGTTATTTATTAAGTATGAATAACAGATATGTTCATATCAATCCAAACGTTACAAAATTAAAGGGATTATATGATATTAAGAGTTCAATAAGATTAACTCCGCAGAATTTTAAATATAATTATAAAGCAGCTAATTTAAAAATATATTCCAAGTTTTGGTTTTGGAACAGAGTAATAAAGACTAAAGTATGTAGAACACATTATATGAAATATACAGATAAAGAACTATCTATTGGTAAAATGTATTGGTATGAAGATACAGATAAAATTTATTGTATTATAGATTAATCATTCTTGTTCTTCTTTTAGTATTTTCCAGTCATTTCCAAAATGTTTCTTGTATGCAACATTTAATGGGTGTGTTCCATCATGTCCACCATCTTTTTTGTATTTTCTCCATATCTCTGACACCCTATTCTGACACTTTGTACATAGTGATATGTTTAATGAATGAATTTGCATTTTATAGAATCCGCATAAATCACAGAGTTCATGTGAATGTCTTACACATTGTAATGCAATAACACCTTCCTTCCCGCGTTTCTGATAGCATTGTGGACATACATGCCATATGTTTTGCAATACCTGTTCATACCTTGCACAACCGTAACAATACCCTTCACTGTACTTGTTGGTTCCTTTTTGCTCATCAGCTTTCATATATTTGTCAAAATGCTTGTGATGATCATTTTTTTGTTCAGCTTTAATCTTGTTTACTGCTTTTTTATGTATCTTGTACTGACTTTCCTTTGCAAGTTTCTTTAGAGAATCATCATAACTCATACTGAATTATTAATCTTTTCCTTAATAAGTGTGATAGCCTGTAATTCTGTTAGAGTAGTACCTTTTGAGAGTTTCTTACCCATTGTGGTAATGGTCCAGTTTTCATTTAATCCTTGTTTAATTATATCACCTGCCTTTGAGAAATTTGCTTCTGGTGATCCTGAATGATCTCCTGCATCATCTGATGGTGTTTGTTCCAGACCTTCTCCGCCAAAATTAGTTGCAGTATCCTGTGTGACCTTTCCACCACCAACCTTGCCAGATTTGCCTTGTTTAATATTACTTCCAATACCCATCTGTGCTGCCATTTTTTCAGGATTAGGATATGATGAATGTATGAGATTACCATCTCCATCAAAGTGAGTATCATAAGACATGGCTTCAAGCATTTGTGCATTCTTTAATTTTATTGCCTTTACCTGTTCATCTCTTAACTCATCTATTTCTTCTGGTTCTATAATTACAATATCCCAGTCATGTATACCAACTGCTTCTGATATTGGTCTAAAGAAATTAACGTTAAAGAATACTTGAAATGCCTTTATTGCTCTGTTTGTTAATGTTAATTGTACTGTAGCACTACCTTTTGATCCTCCACCTTCTCCTCCACCGCCAGGATCTCCTTGACTGATTGGTTGCAAACCATAAATTCCAGCGATTAACTGACGTAATTCTTTTCTTAATGGAATCATCTCTAATTCTTGGAAGTTTGGAGTTACATCAATTTTTTGTATTCTTTTGGATAAATCATCTTCATCCAATAAGAACATTCTTGGAAGATGTGGTTCCTCTCTTGCACCGCCTTTTTGTCTTTCCCAGAATGCTTTTACACTTTCATAGTTACTTGAACCAATAAATAAGAATGTCTTTGGTGGTCTGTCCATATCAAAGTATTTCCAGATATATTCATCCTGAAAGAATAATGACATGGCTTTTTTCCATATTGCCTGTAATGGAGATGTACCATACAATAAATCAGGATCAAATTTGCCCGGTGTCCATATTAACTCATGTAAAGCATAACGTGATTTTTTTGTTTGTTGTGCAGGTACTCCGTAAGGAAATGCATTAGTTTCAAGAATAGCTGTAAATGCCTCTAATCCACATCTAGGACAGTGAGCTGCTTCTAAATAAACATCTCTGTGTCTGTAATCAGGACATATCCATTTATAATTCCCGCCATCATCCAATCCAAGTTCACCATCTGAATTTGCAAGTATGGTACAATGTACAGGGTGTAATCTTATAATTTCATTTAATGTCTCTATATTTTTAGTAATTATTACACGTTTCCATGCACCGGTCTTTGGATCAGGTGGGTATATATCTTCAATTTTATAGTTTCTAGTAATTGCTGCATAACCATTATCCATAATATCCAAATCGCGTTCATATTTTCTTCCAACCTTTAGTAATGTCTGATTGTTGTTATTTACAGGTCTATCCAGTAAAGTTTGTAATATTTGTCTGTTTTTTGGTTCTGGTTTGTCAAAATCTTCACCACCACATACATCACATTTTAAATCATTTTCCTGTGATTCTCTAATCTTATCTATTGGTGTATATGATTTGACGGGTTCAGTTTTATACTCTTTGGCACATTCTTTACATTTGAATCTATATCTAGGTACTACTTCTATACCATGTTTAAATAACTCTCTTTGTATCTGTTCAATAGGACTACGGACCTCCGCGACATCATAGGCTAATCTATATATTCTCCATGGTGCTAATCTATCAAATCTTAGTTTAGAGCCACTTCCTACTGTATAATATGGATCTCCAAGAGAAGCTCTGGAATTATCATTTGTGTAATCAGTAACATCCATGAATGATTTGTCTTTACCTTTTTTAATTTCTTGATTACCTTTTTTAAATAAATTATCTAAAATACCCATAAATATTCATAAATGTCAAATTATTTAAAGATTTATATGTTATTCCTTTTGGAGTGTAAATTCTTCTTCACACTCTATACATGCATATAGATTGGTTTTTTTAGGCTGTAAGATTAATGTTATATGTTCACACATACCAACATAGATATAAACTCCCTATATAAACTATGCTTTTTATAATCCTTTCGTTACCTTCTCGCTAACATTTACAATTTCCTTTTTTTCTGCCACTTTTACCGCTTTCTTTACTGCTTTAATCTCATCATCCCTAGTCTCTACATCTACAACACCACTGTCTGATAATGCAAACATAACCTCAGTTTCCGCGTGATTCGGGGAATCTATCATTTTAGCAATTCTGTTCTTACCACTTTTTTTAAAGTATATTCTATATGTGCTTGAATGAGCAACTATATCCCCGCCAACAGGTCTTGTAGGATCACCAAATGGTAAGTCAGGTGTTTTATATACTTGGTTAGTCATTATTACTGCACAGTTATAAGTTTCTGATATACGAGATAAACGTGTAACATATTTGTTTAATGCACCTTGTCTGTTTGATAGGTTGCCTCTACCAATATAATCACTTCTAAACAAACCTGTTGCGGAATCAGATATGATTAATCTAATGTTTTCTTTTTCTATAATAGTTTCTGACTCCTCTAGGATGATTTGCTGAAATGTTGAATTAAATGCTTTAGAATGTATAATATTATCTAATGTTTTTTTAGGATCTAATCCCATGCTCTTAGCAATAGTTATGATTCTGTCAGGTCTGAATGTGTTTTCTGAATCTATCCATAATACTTTACCCGCCAAACCACCTTTATCTTTAGGTAGTTGTACTCTTACTGCCATGGTGTGACAGAACTGTGTCTTTCCACTACCAAACTCTCCATATATTTCAGTTGTTGCTTTGGTTTCAATTCCATTAACGAATAGTTTATCAAGTGATGATATACCAATCTTTATATACTCTAAATCTTCCCTGTCCTGTAAAACATCATTTCCCTTCCTAAAAGTTTCAGTAATTGTACCAGCTTTTATAAGTTCATCTCTAATCATTACAAACAAACTTCTCACACTTATTGACTTCATTCCAGTAATATCTGCTACATCAGCAGGTGAATAATTAATAATCTGTTCCGCGGTAAATATTCCTACATCATTAAACTTTTTCTCTGTTACGGGTCCAACACCAGGTAATTCAGATAATTTCATTATACCATACTACAACAACAGTGTTTAAATATCTTTGGGTATATTATGAGTTATGGTAATAATTGTACTTACACTAGATGAGAATGATGAAATTATTAATGAAGAAGAAATTAATGCAAGGGATTCAATATATTATTTTAATAAAAGGGATGGAATGGGAAACAGATATCATATCACTACTACAGATGGTAGTCAACAGTTTAAAAAGAAATCTAAGTCGATGGTGGATTTTCAGAAGGAACCTGTTGTTGAACTGGGTTCTGAGGATCATTCAAATGTTTCATAACTTCATCTAATAATTCTTGGTTATTATCCAGTAATGAGAACATTTCTTTTTGTTTTGCCTCATCACCATCTTTGTGTATTGTAGCAATTCTATTAGCCATTTTTACAAATGCCTCATTAACTTGTAAATACATGTATATCATTTGGTATAATGCCTTCCCGCAATTCTTGTTAGATAAATCTCCTATTTTTCCAGGTGTACAAAATGCGGGTTTGTCCTTTATAGAGTTGTAAGGAATAGCTTTTAAATTATTAACAGTGGGCATTATAGTATTCTTTCTCCTTTGCCTCTATAACACAATCTATTGCTGAACCACACATCTTACACATACCCAAATCAGTTGGAGTATATGAGTGTTTTGATTTTAAAAATAAATGCATGACGGTATCTTTTTTACAGAATGTACAGTTTTTTCTGATATCGTCTTTTGCCACGTATTATGAATGATGAAAAAGTATTTATATCTTTACTATAACTAGTTATAGATGGCAAGACCTAGAACCGGTAAAACTTCTGAAAAATATTTATTATATAAAACTAAAAAAGAAAAATTTGAAAGAATTGAAGCATTTATAATAATATCTAAAAATAATATTATATGTATATGTTGTGGAAATAGGAATGCTAAATGGTTGCAAATAGATCATAAAAAATATCTGAAAAAAGGAGAGAAAAGATTAAAACCGGCTCAAATTTCAAGGAAGATAGTAACAAATAAAATAAATCCATATGATTTTCAATTATTATGTGGATCATGTAATAGAGCTAAAGATAATTTAGATAAATGTCCTATTAATCATTCATTAGATTAATTTTATACAAAGTATATGTATACTTTACAAAACTATATGTAGATATATGTATAGTGTAAAAATTACAAAACACCGTTATATGAATTTATGAGGTTTTAGGACAATTTTGGCACTTATTATAATAGTATTCGTGCCTACAAACAGTTCTGATCGCTGATTTTACAAGAAAATAATTATACAAAAAAGTACACTCTCCATACGTAGGGTTTCCAAAAGTATACATATAGTTTTAAACGTGCCTAGTAGCTGTGTTATATTATGTTGTTGTTATGTATAGCATCCGCTACACCCCAATTACAATGTCTTAGTATATAAATAGTGTATGTATAGTTATAGTATAATATATGTAGATCTATGTATAGTTTTCACTTTTGTGTAGCTACATAGTGTGTTTTTTCTTTATATAATATTGTAGAACTGTAAAATATTTGTGATCGCAAATAATGTTTATAATCTACAAAGTTGTAAGATAATCATGAGTTTTCCCTTCCCAATTAATGTAGATCCTCACGAATCTGACAGACCGGACCCCGCGGACTATGATTTTGAAGAAGATGACTAGTCTTTTGTAAGATATCCCCTGATAAATGCAATTCCCTTTGACAATTCTTCTAATTTGGCAAATATTCTGATATGTGTATCATCAGCATGATTTGTTTCTTTGTCAATCTCGTCACGTATTTCTTTTTTAAATTCGTCTAACCTTTGTTCCAGTTTATCAATCTGCTTCATAGTATCATTTTTTTTAAATATTACACCTGTTTTATATAAGATTACAAATATTGTAGTAAATATTCCCGCGATTGCTGTAAGAACTACTCCTAGTTGCTGCATAATTTCAAGATTCTCAAGCATGACACATTATTATATCATTATATAATAAGTTTTATTAACACTTTTATCATACTATGGTAGTATAATGGTAAGATGAATTGTATCGTTTGTGATAGTAGTGATACTGTAACTGATGACTCACCTGTTAATGACTCCTCAGAACCTAACCTGGAAACAATGACAATATTTTGTTTCTGTAAAAAATGCGGGTGGATATTTCATATGATAGGTAATAGACATAAGAAAGATGATAAAGGAAAAGATTAAATACTAGACATTTTATTATAATATGTAATGATTTATGATCCAAGATTGATTTATGATATCCGCGGATTGGTAAAACAATTTCCAAAGGCTAAATTTATTGGACAAGATTTACTTGATATTATAAATAATGAAACTGTAAATGTTTATGATAGACTAGGTGATGTAACAAATGCTCCGCTAAAAATAGAAACACCATCAAGTGATATTAATAAAAATAAAAATAATATAATTGGTAAAGTAGTTGTAGATAGAAGTTTTAAAGAATCTCATGGAGACGGCAAAGCATGGGCAAAGCGTATTAATAAAATTAAAAATGATTTAGGATTACCAAGAGATGCAAATCTACAGGTTTTAAGAAAAGAATTATCTAATATTATTGTAGATGAAAACAGTGCTAATTTAAATCAAACAGATATTAATTATCTATTAAGCGTATTAAAACAGTAATGATCCTTTAGGATCAGTAAAGTTTTTATATTCCATTCATTTTAATAATTATGAACCCGCAGGGGTTACTATGTTATATCTGAAATGGTATAATTAAAAAAGCTCCCCGTACAGATTGGGGTATTCTTCGATCTACTGGCGAGGTATGGAGGAGCATCTCTTAATACTCTAAAGAGTATATTTTATATACTACATATTAACTATTCAAAATATGGCGGAAGATGACTTTATTGTACACAAAGAGAGAAACAAATTTTATGCACAGTCTAAATTGTTTACAAAAGCATTTGCCATGCAATCATTTTTATCAGATATTCATAACTGCAAAATAATAGCAGCACATGTATTGGAATGTGATGTATGTATGTATCACGGGATAAATGAATGTAATATATTTAAAAACTTGGATGGTGTATATGACAATCCTGACTTTATGCTTAGATAGTATAATGTTTAGATAACTTATATATCACTATACAATATTACAATTAGTCAGAGGAATCTCACGGTGTTAGCTGGTGATAAGCTTAGCTCACATAAACTAATTATCGCTTCCCGCGATTGCGGGAGGCTTTTTTATTATACAGTATAAAACTGATCATTAGATGTACTAGTAAATGTACCAGTAGGTTGTGAAGGAGTGATCCATGTAGGATATAGCGGGTTTGTTAAAGGGTATGGATCTATATATGCAGGGTAAGGTCTATCTATAGTAATAACTTTTCTTTTAATGTCTAGTACTTCTAGTTTTTCATCAAGTAATTTTTCGAGGATTTTAATATCTATGTCAAGTTTCTCTTTTAAAAGTTTTTTTGATCTTAATTTTTTAGCCATATCTTCAATACTTTCTACCATGATGGTATTATATAATACTATCTAATAAACTTTTATATGTACGCGGGAACATTATTATACCAGGTATAGTGAGTCTGTTGAATAGATACAGCATTATAAAATAAAACGGAAAGCTGTGAAGTAGGTTTGATTCCTGCACTATGCTACTTTTATATAATAGAATGATCTAATAGTATCACCCAACGGGTAAAAGGATGAGAGATAATATATGAGGTAGAATACTCTTTGAATCTAAGGCATCTGCACAGATGACTAGACTCCTTCCCCAACATTTATATAAATCTTAAAACAATAAAAAATATGACACTACCTGCAAAATGGAATGATATTAAAAATAAATCAGGGATCGTTCCAACTGACGGTTGTAGAAATCATGATATACATCCAGATGAAGATGACTCGTTGATACAGGCACATCATACTCATTGTTCGGAGTGTGATAAACCATACAATACAACACAGCATTTTTATGATGGTGGTATAATTTGTACTCCATGTATGGATGATAAATTTCCAGATTGTAAATGTAGCCATGATCTGTAAAAAATGTAAGCATAAGATTCCGCGGGGAAACATAAATTGTAATGAATCAGGTTGTAAATGTATATGCTGGAAGGTATAAAACCGGTATATAGGTTATGAACCTATCCAATGTAAACCTTTGTACATAACCTTTAAAGCATTTCTCATTTGATGAATATGATGCTTCTTGCCTCTACCCACCAGTATCATCTCTGTAAATAGGGCTACACGTTGGTCCTCGTTAATATAATAATGCTTTGCATGAATATAAAGTTTTTGTAAAGAAAAGATTTATATTGATATCACGCGGGAGAGTATATTATGAATAAAGAACATTTAATGTTTACAAAGGAAAGAATGAAAATATTACAAGATATGTCAACGTTTATAGATGCAAATGATGATACATATTCTTTAACTATAACCATACCTCATGGCAAGCCTACAGATTTGTTAGAGAGATTAAAGTCATCCTAACCTTTATATTCATTACCCGCGGAACCTAATATATGGTAACTGTAAAATTACATAAAGACTTTCCAGTGAGAAGAGACAGAAAATACACTATAAAAGGAACTATGGGGGAACGTGGTGTAGAATCATGTAAGTTTGAAATAGGTCTTTGTAGAATACACACAATACCTCTGGAAGAACAAGTAAGTAGACTAATAGAAAGTTATATAAAAGAAGATAAAATATACATAACTGATATAGAACCCGCGGGTATTAAAACATGTTAGAAATAACTATAAAAACAAAAGAGGAAAAAGATTATGCC